TCTTCTGCAACAACTTCATCTACTTGTTCCTGTAATTTGCCTAACCCTTCTACCCATCCGCAATTAAATGCATGGTCTAGTAGTAAATCAATCAATTTAAAAGTAGCAGAATAATTTCCGTGGTAGTACTTACTTTGTTTCTGTATTAAGCATACATAATCTGATAATTGTCCTACTAAGTACTCATCCTTGCTTAGCTGTCTTTTTATATCCTGTACATCTTTCGACCAATTTATCCGCTTAAAAGGTTCTTGCGTGCGCAAATCTGAGCAACCAATAACTTCAGGTCTCCCTTTTGATAACCACTCATTAGTAGTTAGTTTTACCTCTTCGTTGTCTATAGTACATATTCTCATAATAAAAAAGCCTCCCAAGGTTTACCCAAGGGAGGCTAATTTGTAAAGGATTAAATCCTAGCTCTTATCCAACAAGCTGAATAGCAGGAGCATTACCTGTATCCATAACATTCATTGCTCTACGGAAAGAAGCTACAACCTGATTGGTCTGAGTTGTGATATTTCTATCTTGCTCAACTTGGAACTGACCACGAACACCCATCTTGAAAGAAGAAGGACGAACAAGCATTCCGTGAACAATAACAGCAGTACCACCATTTGAATTAAACCCACCATTTGCAACATTGAAGTCGGATGTAATATGGAAGTTATCAGATATAAGAACATTAATTCCGAATACTTGACCAACTGAACCTGTAAGTAAGGTTGCTTGATCGCCAAGTTTATCGTAAGTAATTAAAGAAGTATCTCCAACAAACTCACCATATGCTTTCGAGGTAAGTATAAGAGCAAGGTCTTCAGCTTTAATTCCTGCTGTTCCCATTTTACCACGTGCATTTGCAATATCAGCCGTAACTCCACTAAAAAGCACTCCACCTACATCCACGTGTGTAGCTACTGCTTCTGCTTGCCTCTGAAAGCCCACATCAAAAGTATCAAGTGTGGTTGCAAGTCCTGCACCTGCATCATCTCTTACTTGAGCAGAAAGAATTGATTTTTCTAAGGCATCGGCTGCGCCCTTAGCAAGTTGATCTTGTAACATTGGAAGAACTGCGATGATTGAATCATCATCCAACTCGTAAGAGTAATCAGAGCGTCCTGCAAATTTAACAGAAGTTAATACCTTCATGTCAAGCGTAGGATCACCGACACCAATACTTTTGGTTTCTGCAACTTTACCAAAGGCAGGACGAGCGCTAATTAATGGAATTTCAAATACATTCGTAGGCATTTGAATTTCTTGCGATCTCATCAAGTTTGCAAGAGCAGACTCATTGTATACAGCTTCTTCAAGAGCAGTAGAAAGGTCTACATTAGTAAGAGAAGCACCTACGCTTGATAAGCCCCCTGATCTGTCTACGCTTCCACCTGAGGCAAGAGTTTTTCTTCCTAGTGAATTAGTGCGAGCATTTTTAAGCTGAGTTTCAGTAATTCCGTCATCTTGATGCTTACCAACTAAAATGTTGTGAAGCTGTTTAGATGCTACAGTCAAGTTACCCTTACTGTTACCAAATGGTACTTCAATAGTCATGTTTGTTTCCTCTTGTACAGGATATTCGTGATTAGAGCTAACAGGCAACGCACCAATAGCGGATTTAAATGCTTCAGCTAATTCTTCCTTGTTAATGCCTTCTGATTTAGGAAGAGCAGATTTAATCTTTTCAACTAACTCGTCTTCATTAACTTGCTCGGAAGCATATTTTTTAACTGCTCTTTCAAGGTCTTCCTTGGTAGCAGAGTTTTCAAGCCTATCTTGGATTTGCTCGCTCATTCCGAATAATTCGTCTTGAACGCATCCCTTGATAACTTGAGAAAGTTCTGCCTCAGTAAGAGAGCTTTGATCGACTTCCTGAAGAGTTTCAAGATCAAGACCCGCCTTGACAGCAACTTCTGCTAACTTGTCAAATTCGTCTTGTTGAGCTTCATTCATGTCAACGCCTAGTGATTTAAGTTCTAAGAACCGCTGTTTTTGTGCCTTTGTCATTTCTAATAATTTAGTGTTAAAATTAAGTAATCTATCGTCAATATCTCAGTAGAGTTTTTTGTGCGTCAAGAGTTTTTAGAAAATAATTAAAAAAAATATTAATTTATTTAGATTCTAATAAAATTAATTTTTTTCAATTTTATCTTCTCCTGCTTCTTTTACCACAAATCTTGCATCAGGATTCATAGGTATAGCAACTAAAGAAATCTCCATTAAGTCTACTTCTTCTATTGCTTTTCCATCTTCTTCATATTTAAAGATGCCACCTATACTCATAGTTTGCAGATTACCCTCTGCTACTTGAAATCTTATGTTTTTTTGCTCAGGAGAATTACTTACTGCTCCTTCAATGTATAGTCCTTTATCATCTTCTTCCACATGAGTGTATTTACCTACAATCGTCTTTGTTGAATTAGAATGATCTGCGAGCATTACAGGATTGTTCATAAACTTTTTTATAGTTTTTTTGAATGCTCCTTTTCTCAAGTAGTCACCTGTCCTGTCTGCCTTGGTTACATCTTCATTAGTTGATCCGTACCCTGCAATCTTTACATCTTGGTAATCTATGATTGCACCACTTTCGTCTTTAATGACTTTAAAGGTAGGCTTTCTTTTGTTCGCAAATTTAAAAGATTTTTCTTCTTTATCTACAACTGCTCTTTCTTCTTCGTCTTCACTTGCTAGTATTTGATCTTTCCCAAACTCTAGAATTAAAGAATCTTCTGTTTCTTCAATTCTAAGAATATGCTTAGATTGTGCTTCAAGCTTAATCAACTCTTCCAATACTTGCCTGTGTCCACGTAGACCCGCTTTTGTTTTTGATGCTTTAATTGCATCCAAGCTTAAAGTAACAAAGTTTTCAGTAACAGGATATACATATCTGTTATAAGAGCGTTTTGAATACTCTGTGTTTTGACCTAAGAACCATTTAGAATATTCTTCCCATCCGTAATTTTGAATGTACTCTGACTTTTCGTAACCATCTTCTTTGCCTACTTTTTTATTAGCAATAAGATTGTTAGCTTTTACGGAAGCAATTCTGTTAAAATTAATTGCTCTTTCTTCTAGTTGTTTTCTGCGTTTCCTTGCATCGCTATCCATTCCTATAAGGCTACTGTTTTCTTTATCTTCATTGTCCTGCCAATCTTTACAGACATAGTCTCCAACAATTGGTGCATTTTTCTGTTCGCACCAACCTTTTTTAGCAAAAAGACAAGTGTTGCAAGTTTCATTACTTAGGCAGTCTGCTTTCTTATAACCTTCTATTTCTACTAAAACAGGCATTTTATGAAAGCTGTCTGCTCTACGCTTTGCCCACATAACTCCATTTGTTCCACCTAAGCAGTCCCATACTATAGAGCTTGCATTATCTTCATAAGTTTTTCCTGCAAGAGATTTATGAGTAATAAAAGATGCAATTTTTTGAATTTCTGCAAAAGTAAACTTATATCCTTGTGCAAACTTTCTTGCTACATGAGATGCAAATACATTAGCAACCCTCTTCCCTGCCTTTGTGTCTAGCTGAGCTAATGCGCGCTTAGCATTTTCTATTGCTGTAGAAGGATAGTCATTAAAAGTTTTTTCAAATTTAACTCTTCCCATTGTCCAATCGCTATCAATTAATTCTGCAATAAGACTTTTTGTTTTTTGAATACCAAAGTGCGGTATTATTCCCCACTTAATTAAAGATATAAATGTTCCTGCATTTCGTGGAGTAATTTTTTCACGAAGCAAGTGATTAACATCTATAGCGTGAAGATCACCGTATTTTTCTCTTTGGCTTACCCACTTGTCAAAGTTTACATTCTCGCCTTTTTCATGCTGACTCCACACTTCAAATGCATCATCTGCTAACTCAGATATTCCTGCATTCCATAAAAAGGAATAAGTTTTCTTTAAACTTTCCACATAAGTAAATGGAAGCATTCTAAATTTAGAACGACTTAAAGAAGGATTTTTGTAATCAAACGATACTTGTAATTTTTTCATAGCTTAGTAAAAGAGCGGGTTTGCATCTAAGGTTAGTAATATTTTTTAAATTTATTTCACTCCTTCAATTTGCATCAAGCAAAAAAAACCACCTAAGACTACCCCAAATCTTAGATGGCATTGCAACCCGATACCACTCAGTTTGCTTGTTTGTTTGTATTCAGTCTAATGAAAGTGCGTCAATAGAATAACATCTTGTGTGTCCCACATCCACGCCAATGTCAATGCCCAATCAAACTCTAGCTCTCTATATACCTTTGGAATGCCAACCTGTTCCCTATGGACTCTATTGCTGAGATTTGTTTTTCTAAAATGCTCCATGCTTTTTCATATTCTTCATTCATAGGCTGTAAGTCGCTATCATTTTTATCAACTCCTGTAATAATTTCTACAGCCATTATTTGACAGTCTTTTGCATCAGGCTCTTCTAGGGAGTCTTTTGCTTTAGCTATATCTATGTCATGTATTATGTCTTTGTGCTTTAAAAAGGGTAAATCATTTCCTTCTAGTGCTAAATGCGAAAAGTATCTAGAGTTAAATACAAAAGCCTGAAACTGTTCGTTTTTTAACACGCTTGCTTTATCTTCTTCGTATTTAAAAATTATTTCTTCATCATCATATAAATAAAATTTATTAAATACTCCTCTTCTAACTTTTATCAACACTTCTGACACGCACTCTACTGATCGCTGAATAAAGTACTCAGGAACTTCTATTCCATACTTTTCAGCACTTCTTTTATTTACGTTGTAAGACTGCGCGAAAGAACTTACCTGAAGATGACCTTCTAATTTATGCCCTTCTGATTTTAAATTATCATAAAACCTATCATAGTTTTCTCTGCTCCCTGAATGGATTCCCTCAATGATTGCAGTTAGCCCAATAGCGGTTATCTCATCTAGTAACTCCTGCTTTATGTGGCTTGTTTCTTTTGTCAAATAAGCATCTGTTTGCTCAAAGCTTCCCATCCTGCTTGCTTTTTGCATTGGCTTATACTCAGGAAGCTCTTGCAGTATTAAATCAGGGTCTAAATAAACAGACTCTGACAGTCTTCCACTAGGGTTGTTGTTTTTAAATTCTCTTTTATCTCTTAGGCTTTGCGTGGCGATTGCTCCACCCAATAGTAATATAGCTTTTTCCCCTGCCCATCCTGTTTCTGTTTGATTGCCTGTTATTTGATTCTTTATTGAAGAGTGAACTTCTGATCTTTTTTCATTGAATATTCCTGCTCTTGAATG